GAGCGGCGTGGTCTATGGCTCGCGTCAACGCGTTCCTATATCTCTTGCGGCGTGGCCGTCCCCAGAATGCTGCGTATGTTTCGGATAATGATCTCCTGCCGGAGGATCATCCGCGGTCGACGCGTGGAGATCGAGCCGTCGACTTGACGCTGCCCGAGTATATCCGCGAGGCGGCGATGCGTGGTGTCGAATATTACGAGGCGGGTCGTGCTGGTGACGGCGTTGTGGATCGTACGATTCGCGAGGCGCGTCTAATGAGTCGTGGCGAAGTGTCGGAGGATAAGGTCATTCGTGTTAGTGCGTGGGCTGCTCGGCACCTGGTCGATCTTGACGCGCCGCAGAATAATGATCCTGATGATGATGGGTTCCCCGGCGCTGGTGCTGTCGCGTTCTACTTGTGGGGCATTGATCCGCTTGACCCGTCGCCGGCGATTCGCTGGTTCGATGAGAAGGCCGACCAGATCCGCGAGGAGGAGCGTAGCCTAGACACGGCCGTTGTCGGTGCTACCCTTTCTACTATGGATAACGGAGTCGAGACGCGCCGCATTACTGTCAACGAGTTCGAGTTGCGCGATGCAGCCGAGGGTAATGGCATGACGTTCGTTGGGTATGGCGCTGTCTTCAATTCGGATAGTGAGCCGCTGCCGTTTACGGAGCGGATCGCTCCTGGCGCGTTCTCGCGTTCGCTGCGTTCGCGGAATGAGATCAAGATGTTCGTGAATCACGACACGACGCAGGTCCTCGCGTCGAAGCGTGCCGGAACGCTGCGTCTGTCCGAGGACACGCATGGCCTCCGCGTTGAGGCTGACCTGCCTGATACGACCGCTGGTCGCGACATGGCATTCCTAATCAAGCGTGGCGATGTCGCCGACATGTCGTTCGGCTTCAGCGTTCCGCGTGGTGGGGATTCGTGGAGTGATGATGGTGCTACGCGCGAATTGCGCGAGGTCCGTCTGCACGAGGTGAGTATCGTGACGGGGTTCCCGGCGTACGCCGCGACGACTGCTTCGGTGCGTAGCCTGGACGGACTCGTCGAGGCTACCGGCCTCGAGGCTGACAAGCTGAACGCGGCGATCACGGCCCTGGAGAATGGTGACGAACTAGACGAGGCGCACGCTAGTATCCTCGACGCGGCCATTGGCCGGCTGAAGATGCAGCGTGATGATGTGGCGGCTTCGTTGTCGCTGAAGCAGAAGCAGCTAGACGTGCTTCTCGCCCGCGTCTCGTAACCCGGATTATCTGCGTTATTCTGTAAGGGTCTAGCGCGGAGCCGCGCTGGCACTTTCGGATTCGCGGAGCCGCGGCCGGTGGCACTATCAACTCGATACCCTTGAAAGGGGTGGACAATGTCTGATTACATCAATCGACAGCACGAGCTCCGCCAGGCCGCATGGCATGAGGCGAAGCATCTTCTCGATACGGCTGGCGCGGAGAAGCGCGACCTGACCGCTGAGGAGCAGGAGAAGTACGATCGCATTAGCGCTGATCTTGATACGCGTGGCGCGATCATTGAGCAGCTGAAGGCTGACGAGGAGCGCGCTGCGCGTCTCGACGCTGCCGCTGCTGAGCTCCGCACGGACGAGGCTCCGGCCGGCGACGATACGGATGCTGAGACGATCCGCGCGATGGCGCGTGGCGAGGTTCGCTCGTACAACTTCGAGAAGCGTGACGTCCTCACGTCAACGAGCGGCAGCCCGGTACCCACGAGCTTCTATGACCAGGTGATTCTCAAGGCTCGCCTCGTCGGTCCCATGCTCGACGTTCCGACTCAGCTCAACACGACCAGTGGTGAGACGATTCAGGTCCCGAGCCTGTCGGCGTACTCCTCGTCCGCTACCGTCACGGCGCAGGGCGCGAACTTCTCGGAGAGCGATCCGACGTTCAACTCGTTCGTCAACCTCGGAGCGTTCAAGTACGGCTTCCTGATTCAGGTCAGCCGCGAGATGATCGAGGACTCCGGCGTCGATCTCCTCGGCTTCCTCGCCGACCAGGTCGGCAATGGTCTTGGCTACAACGTCCAGAACGCTCTGACCGTCGGCACGGGCACGGTTCAGCCGCAGGGCATCGTGACCGCTGCTGGTTCGGGCATCACCGGTGGCACGGGCGTCTCCGGTGCGTTCACCGCCGACAACCTGATCGACCTGTACTACAGCCTCGACGGTGCAGCTCGTCTGCTTCCGGGCGTCGGCTGGATGATGAACGGCGCCTCGATCGGTGCCGTCCGCAAGCTCAAGGACACCGCTGGTAACTACATTTTCAGCCCCGCGGCTGACGGTAACCAGCGCGACCTCCTGCTCGGACGTCCCGTGTACGAGAACCCGCATGTCGCCTCGGCTGCTACGTCGGCCAAGTCGGTCATCGCTGGTCACATGCCGAGCTTCTTCGTCCGTTCCGTCGGTGGCATCCGCCTCGACCGGTCCGACGACTTCGCGTTCAACGCGGACCTCGTGACGTTCCGCGCCTCGATGCGCGTGGACGGTGCTCTTCCCCAGAGCTCGCACATCAAGTACTTCATCGGTGGCGCCTCCTAATCCGTAGCGTCTAGTGGTACGCTAAGGGCCGTCGATCCCATTCGGGATTGGCGGCCTTTAGTCTTTGGGAGGGAACCCGTTGGCGAATCGAGCAGACCGTAGACACGCCGCGAAGACGACGGCGAAGACGAAGGGCGTCACACCGCAACGCATCACGTGGGCTAGCAATAGTCCATTCGCTGCCACTGGTTACGGCGTCCAGACGGCGCAAGTCGTGGAGCGACTAGCGCGTGATGGGCACGAGGTCGCCGTGGCGTGCAACTTCGGTTTGCAGGGTAACTCGACGGAGTGGAATGGAATCAAGCTCTACCCGACCGGCGTGACGCCATACTCGGACGATATTCTCCGCGCGCATTCGCAGCATTGGGAGTCGATGTCTAGTCTGCCTGGACTCGTCATGATCCTCTTTGATGTGTGGGCGTTGACGAATCCGAACATCGCGAAGATCCCGAAGATCGCTGCGTGGGCGCCGATCGATCACAAGCCATCGCCGCCCGACGTGACTAAGTGGTTGGCGCGGCCGAATGTCATGCCGATTGCGATGAGTAAGTTCGGCGCGGACATGATGGAACTTGACGGCCTCGAGCATCTCTACGTTCCGCACGCTGTAGACAAAGTCTTCAAGCCTACGGAATCGTTTGCTGACGCGGCGGGTAAGCGGGTCCGTGGTCGCGACCTGATGGGTATCGATGATCCTAACGCGTTCGTCGTGATGATGAACTCGGCGAATAAGGGGAGGACGCCTCCGCGTAAGTGCTGGGGAGAGAATCTCTTAGCGTTTGGTGTCTTTGCTGCGGATCATCCCGACGCGATCTTGTATCTGCATACGGATCAGAGTGCTGCCCTCGGCGGTGTGGATCTTGTGCAGCTGATTCGCGCGTGCGGTATCAAGCCTGAACAGGTCCGATTCGTCGACCAATACTTGTACCGCATGAACCTCCCACAGCACGCCCTAGCGGCGCTCTACACGGACGCGGACGTTCTCCTAGCCACGAGTGCAGGCGAAGGCTTCGGCGTGCCTGTAATCGAAGCGCAGGCGTGCGGAACGCCTGTCATCGTTTCGGACTGGACAGCACAACCGGAATTATGCGGGGACGGGTGGCTCGTCGATGGCCAGCCGTTGTGGGATCCTAATCAGCATTCGTGGTTTTTCACGCCGAACGTGTCGCAGATCGTGTCGAGTCTGCGCGAAGCGTACGAGCGGAAGCGTGGTAATAGTGAGAAGGCCATCGCGTTTGCTGCGGCTTACGATGCGGACGTCGTCTATGAGGAGCATTGGCGGCCGGCGATGGAACGTCTCGCGACGTGGCGCCCGTGAAGCCGACGGTCATCATTCCCGTCCTCGGCTCGCACGACCTGCTCGAGCGTTGCATCCGTAGCCTCGACGGTTACGTTAGCCGGATCATCATCGTCGACAATGGTGACGCGCTCGACCGGGACGCGGTGACCGAGTGGATTAGTGGCGCGGATGTGTATGTGTGGCGGATGCCGACGGCACTCAGCGTCGCCGCCTCGTGGAACCTCGGTATCAAGGCGACGCCCTTTGAGGATGGTTGGCTGCTGCTGAACTCGGATGCGTGGTTCCCGGACGGGTTGTCTGCGGAGTATGCGGACTCGTTGTCGTTTGATCGGATCGTGCTGGCGGGGGCGCCGCCGTGGTGTTGTGCGTGGATCGGGTCCGAAGTGGTTCGCCGTGTCGGGCTCTTTTGTGAACGCTTCCACCCCGCGTATTTTGAGGATAATGACTACGAGCGCCGCGCGCATATCGTCGGCATGGAGATCCTGCATTCGGATGCGAATGTGATGCATGAGAACTCGTCGACGCTAGCTCGCAATCCCCACTACGCGACGCGGAACGCGAAGACGTTTGCCACCAATCAAGCGTTCTATGATTATCGGTGGGCGAACCTGAGCGCGGACGGCTTGCCACAGTCGCACGAGTGGAGCCTTACTACGCGCGTTCGGAATGCGTGGGAGATCATCGAATGATCCAGACGCTCCTGGTCGGGTACGGGTATTGGGGTCGCATCCTTGCCGAGAATCTGACGCAGCACCCGACGTTCTTCCTCGCCGGCGTGCAGGACGCGAATCAGAGTGTGATCCTCGACGCGCGCGCAAATAATCTGCACGCGTACTCGTCGCTCGAGGATGCGATGCAGGCAACGCATCCCCAGCTAGTCGTCATCGCCGCTCCGATTGGTTCGATGGAAGTGCCAGCGATGCGCGCCCTACAAGGGTATGCGCACGTTATGATGGCGAAGCCTGGCGTCGATTCGCTTGCCGCGTTTGATCGCGTCCTCCGCGTCGCCGATTACGCGCAGCGCAGCGTCACCGTCGACTATACGATGCTGATGCACGCGACGTGGAATACGATCCTGCACGAGCAGCACCGCCTCGGCGGCATCGAGAAGTTCCATAGCGTCCGCTCGGCGATTGGTAATCGGACGGGCGCGCCAATCGTCCTCGACATGCTCGTGCATGATCTCTCTCTGCTAGTTAGTCTCGACCCGGATCGCGAGTGGCTTCTCGAGTATGCGCGCGTTGGTGAGACGGAAGTGGTTGCGCGGTTCGTGTCGGGCGAGTGTGAGGCGATCCTAGAGGCGAGCACGACGAGTACCGAGCAGGAACGCAGCGTATATCTTGCGGGCGCCGGGTTGCATCTGGTGTGGGATCAGCTCGCAGACGTTGTCGAATCGAACTCGGCCGAGATCATGCAGGCGTGGTATGACGATGAGAAGATTCCGTGCACGCCCGTGCAGCGAAGACTGAACAATATGGTCAATGTGGTCAATCATCGCGGCGACGATA